AATTTTGAAAAAGGAAATTATAATAACAAGATATGCAAAAAAAATCCGGAGAAAATATCCAATCCCTACAGGTTGATTCTATTTCTGGGAGTTACTTTGTAACAATTCCTGAATGGATGGTGAATGAACTTTCGTGGTACGAAGACAGTGAAATTAAACTGATTCTTGATGGAAATGAGTTAATTTTGGCAGAAAAAAAATAAATCTGTTTGATTGACAATGGATACATAATACTGTATGATACTGAAGTAACTTAATTCAATTATGGCTAAAGGATTTACCGTTAAAGCAAAAACGCCCACGATATCCCAAGAAAACGAATGGGATTATGATTTGGCAAAAGAAATGGTAAGAGGCAAGTCCATTGTCTTTTGCCTTCCTGGTAGAGGAGTTTCTTACACTTACCTAAAGAATTTTGTACAACTCTGTTTTGATCTTGTACAGAATGGTGCCAGCATTCAAATCTCGCAAGACTATTCATCAATGGTAAACTTTGCAAGATGCAAATGTTTAGGTGCGAATGTACTGCGTGGACCTGATCAGATTCCCTGGGATGGTAAACTGAAATATGATTATCAACTTTGGATTGACTCGGATATTGTTTTCAATACTGAAAAGTTTTATCAACTTGTCTTAATGGATCAAGACATTGCTTCTGGTTGGTACTGCACCGAAGATGGTCATACAACTTCTGTGGCACACTGGATGGAAGAAGATGATTTCCGCAATAATGGTGGTGTCATGAATCATGAAACGCTTGAACGTATTTCAAAGCGTCGTAAACCATTTACAGTTGATTATACTGGTTTTGGATGGGTTCTCATTAAGAATGGAGTATTTGAACATTCTGAAATGAAGTATCCATGGTTTGCACCAAAAATGCAGATCTTTGAATCTGGTGAGGTTCAGGACATGTGTGGAGAAGATGTAAGTTTCTGTTTGGATGCAAAGGAAGCAGGATTTGAAATTTGGTGCGATCCTCGTATCAGAGTTGGTCACGAAAAATCAAGAGTTATTTGATGTCTAACAATTCCCATACAAAATACAATATTTTATGTAAGGGAAGAAAAATATATTCTTCACTTACAGAAGAAGAATATTTCAATGTTATGGAGGATCTGTCATTTGATTATTATCAGACAGGTTCTCCAAATCCAGAAGATCTTGAAACTGAAATTATAGGAGAAAATTATGGCAGTTAAAGCAAAAGGTGGTCTGAATAAGAATAGTTCTTATATTCCAGGTCCCCCTAAAAAGTCTCGCCAAGGCGATGGAGCAGGAACTAAGTATGCTGCGTCTTCTCGCAATGGGGCTCGTAAGAAGTATAGGGGACAAGGTAAGGGATGATAGAAGACCTTGAAGAATGGATTTAGAATGTTACACAACATAATCCAGATCTAAAAGGTCACTCTATTTGCCCATTTGCAAAGGCAAATACATATAAAATTGTAAAATCTTCAATTAACGACATTAAACCTCTTGATAAAGAGTTTGGTGTCGTTATTTTTGTTGTTGAAGATGATCTAGATCTGGAATATGGATATCAAAAAATTGATGATTTAAATAAATTATACCCAAAATATAAATTTTTTGATGATTTTAGAGATGAACCAAGTTTTATTCATGGCATTCAAACGAATAATGGCAAGTATAACCTAGTTTTATATCAAAATGCGAAGTTTTTAACCAAAATGAGGTGTATTTTGGCAAAAACCAACTACTATGACTTATGGGAAGATGAATATTTGAAGAAGATATTGGAAAAAGATTATGAAATGGTACAAAAAATAAGAAATAAATAGATTTTTCAGTGAATCTGAGTTGAATAAGTTCCCGATGGGCAAACACCTGCTCTTAGAAGTATATGATGTTGATTTTGAAGCGATTAACGACGTAGAATCGCTTCAAAATGCAATGATTGGTGGTATAAATCGTGCAAAAATGACTATTTTGAATGTCTTTTCGCATTGTTTTATCCCACAAGGATGCACAGTTGTGATTGCTCTTGCAGAAAGTCATGTTTCTTGCCATACATGGCCTGAAAATGGGTGCCTGGCAGTGGATGTCTACACTTGTGGTGAAGGGAATCCTCGTATAATCGCTCTTGAAATATTAAAATACCTCAATTCAGATTCATATTCAATCAGAGAAATTACTCGCTAGTTAAATAGACATAGGGAGATAGGAACCTCCTTCCAAAAAAAGTTCTGTTTTATTCAATTAAAACAGGAGAACACAATGTCCAATTTGCCAGTAGATAGAGATTTTAATTATATGAGAGAAATGTGGGGAACAACTCATCTCATAACTGATTATTATAAAGAAAAGGATAATAAAACACGTTTGATACAGGAAATCATGCATGATCCTGCACCAAAGCATAATTTTAAGAAGCAAGAAGAACTTCACGAAAAAATAAGAAACGATGAAGATTATGATGATTGGTCATATGGTACAGAACCTTCATATGGTTCTTCTTGGAAGTAGGTATAAATAATACAGAATTTTTTCTTTGATAAATGGATATAAAGAAAATATCCAGATCATTTAAGGATATTAGTTTATCATTTGAACCACATCCTATCACAAAGGATTTGCCCGTTCTCAAAAATGAAAATGCTATTAAGAGATCTGTAAGAAATCTTGTCGAAACAATGTTTACGGAAAGATTTTTCAATTCTTTAATAGGAACTGGAGTCAGATCAACACTATTTGAATTTGTTGACTATGGTAGTGCATCTTCAGTTGAATCCCAAATTATTGCCACATTAAATAACTATGAACCTAGGATTGAAAATATAAAAGTTGATGTTTTTCCTAGTCCAGATAATAATAGATTTGAGGTGAATATTATTTTTGATATCAAGGGTCAAGACTTTCCTACTCAAGAATTTAACTTTTTACTAGAGGCAACAAGGTAAACAAATGCCTTTTACAAAATTTACAAACCTAGACTTTGATCAAATAAAAACATCCATTAAGGATTATATTCGTGCGAATTCGGATTTTACTGATTTTGATTTTGAAGGGTCTAATTTATCCGTATTAATTGATATTCTTGCATACAACACCTATATTACAGCATTCAATTCCAATCTAATTGTTAATGAGACTTTTCTAGACTCTGCAACACTTAGGGAAAATGTTGTTTCTTTGGCACGAATGGTTGGATATACTCCAAGATCCAGAAAATGTGCCACGGCTAGAGTATCATTTTCAACAACGGTCCCAAATACTAATTCATCTTTAACATTAAAATCTGGATTGGTTTGCGTTGGAAAAAATCAATCATCATCTTTTGTTTTTTCTATACCAGAAAGAATCACAACAATTGTTGATTCGCAAACTGGAATCGCTAATTTTAATGATATTGAGATTTATCAGGGAACTTATCTAACACAGTCATTTACAGTTGATGGATCTCTTGATCAAAAGTTTATATTAGATAACTCATTTATAGATAGTTCAACAATTAGAGTTAGAGTTAGAGGTGCAAGTGATAGTGGGGATGGTAGGGAATATCAAAAAATAGAAAATATTTTAAAAATTACAGGCGATTCGGAAATATATTTACTTCAAGAAATACAAGATGAAAAGTATGAAATTATATTTGGTGATGGAATATTTGGTAAGAAATTAGAAAATGGATCAATTGTAGATATTGGTTACATTATAACTGACGGTAAAGAGGGAAATGGTGCATCAGAGTTTAGTTTTGCGGGAGATTTTGTCAATTCATTGAATGCGATAGTAATTCCTACATCACCTATAAATGTAACAACAAATGTTAAGGCTTCTAATGGTGGTGATATTGAACCAATTGACTCAATAAAATATTTTGCTCCAAGATTATATTCTTCCCAATATAGGGCAGTGACTTCTAGAGACTATGAGGCAATAGTTCAAAGTCTTTATCCCAATAGTGAATCTGTTTTTGTAACCGGTGGTGAAGAATTAGATCCTCCACAATATGGAAATGTTTTTATAAGTATAAAACCATTGACTGGGGATTTTTTATCCGATTTTGAAAAAAGAAATTTATTGTCAAAATTAAAATCATATTCTCTATCTGGAATTAATCAGCAAATAGTTGATATTAAAATTTTATATGTTGAGATTGATTCTTTCGTATATTACAACACGTCCCAAATTTCAAATATTGGAGATTTAAAAAGTAAAATTACCAATACTTTATACACATATTCTAAGTCTACAAATTTAAACACCTTTGGTGGTAGATTTAAGTATAGTAAACTAATTCAAACGATAGACAATACTGATTATTCCATAACTTCAAATATTACAAAAGTGAAGATGAGGAGAAATTTAAGAGCATTAACCGGTGATTTTGCACAATATGAGTTATGTTTTGGAAATCAGTTCCATATTAATCCAGAAGGATATAATATCCGTAGTACAGGATTTACAATTTTTGGCGATCCTAATACGGTTTACTTGACAGATATCCCGAATAAAAATCCAGATGGAACTCTTGATGATAGTGGAAAAGGTATAATATCAATTGTTAGACCAATTAACGAAACAAATGAAACTAGAGTTGTAGTTAAGTCTGCAGGAACAGTTGATTATATTACAGGCGAAATTATGTTAACAACAATTAGAATAGAAAGTACCGAAAAAGAAAATAATATTATAGAAGTTCAAGCTTTTCCAGAATCTAATGATGTTATTGCTCTAAAAGATTTATATTTAGTTTTTGAAATTTCTAAGAGCACTATAAATATGGTCAGAGATACTATTTCTTCCGGTGAAAAGATATCCGGTGTTGGATTCCAAATTACATCCAGTTATTCTGATGAAAAATTAATACGTTCGTAATACATTTCAACTAAGAGAAATAAAAATTTTTTTAAAAAAGGATTAAAATGATTAATACAGGATTTGAACAAAGAGTCAAAATAAATCAAATTATTGATAATCAACTTCCAGAATTTATATTGGAAGAAAGTCCCAAATCGGCAGAATTTTTAAAACAATATTATATTTCACAAGAATTTTCAAGTGGTCCTGTAGATATAGTTGATAATTTAGATAAGTATAGAAATTTAGATATTTTAACAAAAGAAGTTCTTAAAGGAGAAACTTTATTAGAAAATGATGTAACAAGTTCATCATCTACAATTGTTGTATCTAGTACTAAAGGATATCCAAAACAATATGGGTTGCTTCAAATTGATGATGAAGTAATAACTTATACTGGAATTACTACTAATACATTTATTAATTGTGTACGTGGATTTAGTGGAATTACTTCTTATCACTCTACAAATGATCAAGAAGAATTAGTTTTTTCTAAAAATGAAGCAAAAAGCCATACTAAAGGATCCATTGTAAAAAATCTCAGTTCTTTATTCTTAAGAGAGTTTAATAAAAAAATAAAATATTTACTAACTCCTGGTCTTGAAGATTATGATTTCATAAATGAGTTAAATGTTGGTTCCTTTATAAAAAATGCGAAAGATTTTTATGCAGCAAAAGGAACAGAGGAATCTTATCGCATATTATTCCAAATATTATATGGAGTTAATCCTAAAGTTATTGACTTAGAAAGATTTTTAATTAAACCTTCTTCCACAGAGTACATTAGAAGAGAAGTTTTAGTAGTAGAAGTAATTTCAGGGGACCCAAATAGGTTAGTTGGTCAGACCGTATTTGATTCAACAGATTCATTTATAACTGGTTCCGTTTCCGAAATTGAGTTAATTCAACGTTTTGGTAAGTATTATTACAAACTTAGTTTATTTGTCGGTTATGATGATAAGTCATTAATAACTGGATCTTTTAATATTACACCAAGAACGAAAGTTATTGAAAATACATCTAAAAATTCTAGTGTAATTACTGTTGATTCTACAATAGGATTTGAAGAAAGTGGAACATTGATATGTGAAGATAATGTAATTACGTACAAAAATAAAACAATTAATCAATTTCTAGAGTGTTCTGGAATAACAAACGACATAAAATCTGCATCGGACATTAGACTTAATAAATTTATATATGGTTATGAAAACGGAGATATATCTAAAAAAGTTGAACTACTAGTTGATGGAGTTATTAATAATTTAAATATCATTTCAGATTCTGGTTTATCCAAAGAAGGCGAAAAAATTTATTTAAAAAATATTGGAGAAATTATTGACAATCCAGAAAAAAATAAATCTTATAAAGAAATTTTTTCAAACTCTTGGATATACAATACTAGTTGCAGATTTCAAATCGAAAGTATTAATGGAACAACTTTCGAATTAAAAAGTTTTTTTGATAAGTCTAATATTAAAGTTGATGATAGAGTTGATATTTTATTCAGAAATTCCGAAACAATAGCGTATGAAAATGCTATTGTTTCTTCCACTAGTGCGCAATTAAAGCAACTAACTTTAAATAATATTTCCGGATTTTCTCCAAATCCAAGTTTTCAATATGACATAAGAAGAAAAATTAATAAAGTATCTTCTTCTTCAATTTTATTTAAGCATGGATCTGATACGATTGTCTCAGATATTCAAAATTTATATAATGACAATGATGAGTATGCATATGTTGCTTCAAATTCATTTCCTTCAATTGTAATAGAAGATAATCTTTCATTAGCGTCGTTAGTAGATGCATATGGTAGCAGAATACAAGGATTTAATTTTGACACATTAAAATATTCAATATTGTCTTTTAATCAAGATGTTCCATTTATCACTGGTGATGAAATATATTATAAACCAGAAAAAGATCCAATTATAGGATTGGTAGAAGGAATTTATTATGTTGAGGTTTTAGCGAATAAAAATCAAATAAGATTATATGTATCAAGATCTTTTATACCATTTAATGATTACTTAGAATTTTCCCCTTTAAGTGAAAATAGCGGATCTCATACGTTTATTTTATCAAGTCAAAAAAATATTTACTTTGAACCACAGAAATTATTAAAAAAGTTTAATCTTACTGAACAAACAATAAGTGAATCCAATTTTGGAGATTATACTAAAATTGGTTCTATAGGTATGTTGATAAATGGTGTAGAAATATACAACTATAAGAGTAATGATCGCATTTATTACGGTCCTATTTCTAAATTTAAAATTTTTAATGGTGGAAATGGATATGATGTTTTAAATCCTCCACAAATAGAAATTTCTTTATCAAATACTGGAATTGGGTCAACTGCTTTAGTTCAACCAGTTATTGAGGGATCTTTAATAGAAG